GAGCGAGCGCGATAATGTTCCAGAGCATCAAGTCTGAAATAAAATCAATGCACAACAATGCAAAATGACCTACTGACAAAGGAGCCTGTATGCTGTGGCCGTCAACTTGTGCATTCCGCCTTGGAGCACTCCAGATGGATGTGGATTGTCGATGTGCTCGGCCCCGAACGATTGGAGCAAACAATATAAATGCAGTTTTTCACCCACACCGCCGATCCACAACCGGTGCACCTTCCAGCGAGAAGACGGCAGTTGCTTCTGTGTCGCCGCGCAGCGGGATTGCTACCCGCCCAAACCAGATTCGTGATTTTCGTGAGCAAAACAGTGACCACGTTACCTATCGCTGCCTAAAATCCTGGCAGCAGTGGTTTACCCAATCCGATTGCCATTACGCGATAAAAAATCCAGAACATGACCGTTGCTGGTATCAGACACTACAAGGGGAGTGTAACAGGGAGGACTAAAATGAAAAGATTGGCATTGATTATGCTTATCGTCACAGGCTGCGCCAATGTGGGGCAAATTTACCCGCCGCCAGCGGTCCCGGTCTGCGCGAAGCCGGAAGCGGCCGACTCCGTTATCTGCGCCATTGCAACCCGGCAGGGGTACGCCCCGGAGCAGATCGACTCCATGTTCCTTGATGCTGCCCTGGCCGGCATCGGAGCAAAGGTTTTCAGCGCTGCGGATCTCCGTGCCGCCCTGCAAAAGACGCGGGACTGGGTTGTTGACCGTGACATTCTGAGCGTACAGGGATTGACGATGTACCTCGTCAAACAGGCCGAAATGGACCCCGCGCTTGCCATGCTGCTATCGCGCCGGTTGGGGCTTATCAACGTGCCGATTTTGAGCCTGGCTCCGCTGACGGCCTACGACAAGACTTTGATTTTGGCGGGGATTGACCATCAGCTTGAGCAGATGAGGTTCTTTTAATGGCTGCGACAGTAACAAGGCTACACCAAAGCGATGCTGCTAAACTTTTAAGTGATTTTGCGAATAGGATACAGGATAAAGAAATAACGGATTTAATTTTTTACGCAAGGGATAAGGATGGCATTACAACTTCGCATTGGTTTGGGCATGATTCTGCGCTTAGGTGCCTTGGCATGGCACAATATATGTCATGGAAAATAGGCGCATACATTGACAATGAAGATTTTGAAGTTTGATATTCTTGGGCTGAAAAGCGTATATTAATGACCCAACTCGCCGAAACCATGTCCCGCGCCGCGTTCATGTTTGCCGCTTTGGTTGATTCTAAGGCCGCTGACTGCGACTTGTCGCTATGGGAGATAGACCAGCTGCTTGGCGAGTTGGCCGTGATCCAGAACGCTCTGGAGTGCGCTAAGGCGCAATTTGAAGCTGCTTGTGAGGATGCAGGAGGAGCAGATGCAAGGATACCGGACCGTAATATTCAATGCGATAATGGCGCTACTGGCGCTGGTGAGGGCGCTTTTTCCTGACCTAATCGGGCTCTCAGAGGACGAAATCAGGACCATCTTTGACGCAATCTGGCCCGCAATTATCGTCTTGGGCAACATCGGCTTGCGGGTATTTGTAACTAAGGGGCCTGTAGGGATGAAAGACCCTGAGTGCAAGTAGGCTTGAGCCTGCCCCGCTCGTTACAGGAGTTGCGACGAGACTGACGATTTGGGACGCCGGGCTGAACGGCGTGGCGGGCTTTAATAACATCCCCAAACGATAACTAAAACCACACCAGCTAATCCCACGACCATCATACTTACAAATATCTTTATCGCTATTTCTACCCAATACATTTAATACTCCTTCGCGGCGGCGATGGACTTTAGAACCTTCTTCTCTTCTTGCTTTTCTCCAAGAGTCCATATGCTTTGATTAGATCGTCAGGACATCTTTCTTTTGGATTAAAATATTCCTCTATTGCCTCCACCAGCCGCGCCAGCCGTTGGCGCAGGGCGGCAACTTCCTCTCTGAGGTGCCCAACGCACAAGCTATCCTCTTTCACGCCAGCCGGATCTTTCCCCGCAATTTGCCTGCACCGTGAGCAGGCAGGGTTGTATTCGATTTCCATTGTTTCACCCCATCATAAGTTTAATTCTACAAACTTTATCAATTCTCTTAGTTCCGCGTTTTCCGCCACAAGCCGCAAAATTTCTTTCTTATGTTCTTCGATACTTTCAAGATAAAGCTAACGGCTAAACCTGCCGGCCAACGTCTTTCGGTAATGTTCCACTTCTTTTTCCAGCCGCGCAATTTCAGCGTCTGCCTCGACTTTTGGATAAAACACCATCATAGGATTTTTCCGTGTTTCGTCTATGATAGTTCCTGTTTTATCGTCGTCACCAACATAGCAAATGCTTACCATTCGTATCGCTTCCATGCGCCCCTCCTATTCAATATACCCATCTATTTTCCAGCCTTTTTCTTTGCATATTTCGATTATCAAATCGCTGTCTCTAATTTCCGGCTTTCCTGGCTTCCACAAATCTTTACGCAATTCAAATTTCCAAAATCTATCCTCATTTTCATATGGACACTGACCGTCGTTGGCCCACAAGTCAAACCGCTCCGGGTGCGGATGCGCCCAAGCATCTCGGCGCATCAGTTCAAGCGTTAAGACATCGTTTAGTTTTCCAAGGATTAAAGAGGATAAAAACGACAATGACGGAAGTTTTGAGAATTTAATTGTTGCGCGGTATAGGTTTGCGTAAGACAAGTTTGCGCCGGACAGTTTTGCGTAGGACAGGTCTGCGTAGGACAGGTTTGCGCCGGACAGTTTTGCGTAGGACAGGTTTGCGTAAGACAAGTTTGCGTCGGACAGGTTTGCGTAGGACAGGTTTGCGCGGCATAGGTTTGCGCGGCATAGGTCTGCGCCGGACAGTTTTGCGTAGGACAGGTTTGCGCGGCATAGGTTTGCGCGGCATAGGTCTGCGCCGGACAGTTTTGCGTCGGACAGGTTTGCGTAAGACAAGTTTGCGTCGGACAGGTTTGCGCGTTTACCCCCTTCGCAAAAAGTCCAAAGTTTATGGTCAGCCAAAATTTTTGTTAGCTCTTTCTTCTCCATCAACCTACCTCCTGTTTCGCAAGCATCCCGGCCCCTCCCGCGCAGCGCTCCTTATTAGTCACTGCGCCGCGCCCGGACCGCCCGGACGACTCGGGGCCGGGGTTGTTGCCGTGGGGGGTGCGGGCCGGTTAGGGATGCTTCTCTACCGGCCAGGTCGAAGCATGACGTCATCTCTGGCCCAACCAGGCGGCGCGGCCGCCTCCGATGCCCACGGCAAAGGTTATACTTTAACAATCGACTTCTTCCAGTATTTATATCCGGTTTTCTTTTCTATCCACTTGCCAGTAACGAAATAATCACCAGCAAGCAGCTTGCTTCGCCCCTCAACCATTTTATTAATTTCATCGTTTAGATCCTTGTATTCCTTCGCCGCAGACTCAAGCTGGTAATAGGTTTTCAGCATTTCGGCAAGTTCGCCGGTGTCGATTTCAACCTCTCGGCCGTCGGTAGGTGGCAGGCAGATATGAGCATAAGGACACTGGCCGCAAATGCCTTCGTCAAAGTCTATCCGGTCAGGGGTGTCACCGTATGCAACGAAAGCGTTAACTGCTTCACACTTCCTGATTGTCTGCTCGCCCATTTCGTAGTCAAGTTGCATCCAGATTTCTTTTAATTGGCCGCTTGTTTTGTCCTTAAAAAAGAACAACCCTTCGTCAACATTGTCCATCAGCATATAGGTGTTAAGCTGGACAGGGTATTTTCGGAGGTGCAGATATTTACTATTTTTCAGATCATCTATTGAGTTGATCGCTTTAAAAACCCACTGAGAACAAGACTTTACGTCAAATGGGTATGCCTTGCCGTTAGCAATTATCTTGCCGTCAATTGAGCCGGTGATTTGGTATTCTGGCCATTCGAAAGCCCGCTGCTGCTCTACAACCTGAACACCGGAATCCTGTAACTGGCGGATAACAATTTTTTCAATCTCATTTCCCATCATAAAAATTAGCTCTAAATTAACATCGTGCAGCGCCTTTTGACCCCATTGCGTTCTTTGGTACACGTGATACCGCAAGCATGGATGGCCAATATCCGAAGCCCGGTTTGACCTTACTGGCCACTGCTTGATTCGGCTGGCGACGTTTTCTAATACTTTTTCGATGAACATTATTTGTTTTCCTTAACGCTTAAAACGTCATAACCAGTTTGTTCTATTTCAGTTTCGTCTATTGCATAATCCCAAGGATTGTTTTCGGCATCTTCTCTTGTGCAATCATCACAAATAACCTCTTTTATTACCGTGCATTCCATTTTTACAATCCAAGATGACTTTTTCATCATTCATCCCCCGGCTGCCTGTCTTTGGTTTCAGCCCACTTGCAGATGGCCTCGTAGTCTTTTTTGAGAATGTCCTTTGTGCTGTCAATGTGGTACATACCGTAAAGATAGACCTTCATTTGTTCGTCGTTTTTTCCCGCTCCGCGATAAATGGCGAACAGCCGCTTTCTCTGCGCCTCGCTGATAACCTCACCGCTTGGCACTTGGCCGTTTTCTTTGGGTTGTTCCTTCGGCTTGCTTTTGTACTCAACCTTTGCAATCTGTTCCTTGCTGATACCGGCGAACTCCTGAAGGTCCTCGTAGGTGAGGTTGCGAAGCCCAAGGATGCGTGTAATGCCGTTGCCAAGCAGATTGGTATAGGCCGCTTTCTTGACATCGCCACGGTCTATGGCACTCGGAGGTAGCTCGGTTTTGGCCCCAGTTGAATAGTCGTATTTTCGAAAAAACCCATCCTTGCTTGAGCGTGTGCCAATGGCCTCAATAGTGGCTCCTGCAAGGCTGAAATAGCCCTTGTAAGTGAAAGAATAGTGTCCCCCTTCCTCGTTTTCGAGTACGGGTTCGTCAATCTCCCATGAAATACCAAACAAGCGAGCAACCTTCTCAGCCCCGCTAACCTGCATGTAAGGTTTACCGTTCTGGTCGGTCCAGTCGTGACGGTTGGTGAGCTTTAATGCCACGCGCTTAATTTTGTGCATAGCGTCAATGCGCTTTTCGGCCTGTTCCGCAAGCTGAATCAGCGTATTGTCGGCTATCGCTGGAAGATCAGTGATTTCCTTTTCGTCGTTCATAATACCTCCTTAGTTTGTATTCCTTCTCTCAGGTTGAAACCCAGGTGCCACGCGTGGCCGGTAGTACCGCGATCCTTCGTCAATGGCACTATCGTAGCTCTGCACAAACCACTCGCAATCGCCGCAGAACTTGCGCGGCACCCCACGGCCGATCCAATTCAGTTTCTTGATATGCACCTTCCGGCAGCGGGGGCAGAGGCACTTGGTCGGGCTTGCATAGATTTCGGTGTCGATGTCCTGCATAGTCCCTACTTCGCCAACCGGCCACCAGCCTGCGCCCGCATCAACATGCCGCGTAGCTGGCTATTGGATTTCGCAAGGCTTTCCTTTTCTTCGATCACCGCAGCTAAGTCTTTTATCTTGGCATCAAGTTCAATGCTAAGACCGCACTCGCCGCAAACGGTTTCAAGCTTTTTTGTGGCCTGACGCAATGCCGATTGCAGCGCAGCGATTTCGTCTTCTTTTTGAGTAATCGGGCCGGCGCTTGCCAGTAAGCCGCAGGCGATAAAACCAAGACAAGTAAAAGTGGGAGCAATCCAAAGTATGTGCATCCATGAGAACACGGCTACCTCCTTTGGTTGTCGCGTATCTGTTTCCAGAGTAACCAGCGGTCGATTGCCCGTTCAAGGGCCAAGCAGAACGGTTCGAAAATCTTGGTGACAAGGTAAAAGACGGCGAAGACGGCTGCGACTGATAAGAGGACTTCCACTTCAACCTCCTTGGTTTGCCCCGGCCGAGCCTCGGAAATCGACCGGGGCGATCTGCTCCCTTCCGTTAATCTACCGCGACATTTTCACCTCCAAGTGGATTAACCTGGGCCGGCAGGACCGGGACAGGCACTACGGTTCCCGCGTCGGTTCCTTGCTTTGGGCAAGCCGTGGCGGGGTGGGGCTATCAGCCATCGCGCACACCTCCAGACGTATCCAGGGTGCCGTCGTTGGTGTCGTAATCGTCAACTTCTTCATGTAATTTGCAATCGCTACAGACATATAATGTGTTT